CCATGGCTACCACTGCTAACACCGCCCTCCGGGCACTCGTTGATCGCGCCGGGGGCATCCCGGCGTTCGTCCGCCTCACCGGCCGCCCCCGCGCGCTCGTCTGGCAGCTGTACCACCGACGCCGCCCGGTGCCGCCTGGGTGGTGCGAAGGCCTGTGCGCGATCTGGCCCGACACGACGCCCGAGGCGCTGCGGCCCGACTACCTGTTCCACCGCGGCCCCGACGGCCGCCTTTACTGGAGACCGAGGACATAACATGGCACCCGAAGACGAAACCCCCACCCCGGGGCAGGTGGATCTAGTCGCATCCGTCGTCGCCGAGACGCTCAAGCGCGCGAGCAAGCGCCGCGCCGCGCAGGTCGACGACACGCGTTCACTCGAAGAGAAGATCGCAGCGGCGCGCGCCGCCGGGCTGCTGGCCGACGAGCACGATCTGGCCAGGGTCCAGGCGCTGCTGTCGGACGTGCATCTCATCCTGTACCGGCTGCTGGGCTCGCTCGGCGAGGGGCTGACCGAGCCTGTGCTGGAGCTCCGTCTGCGGGCATCGATCATCCCGAAGCAGATGCGCGAGCTGGCCCAAGGCGCGGAGGCGGTGCTGTCGTACGCGTACAGCAAGGCGGGCGGCGTGGATGCGTTGATGCGCGACCGCGCCGAGCACCGCGAGGCAACGCAGGAGCTGATGCGCGAGACCTGCGCCTGCGACCGCTGCCTGATGGAGCGGGCAGGCGGACGCGAGTCCCGGCGCCACCCGACGGGAGGTGCGTGATGGACTGGGAAGACTGGCTGTTTGTGTTGGTCGTGGTCTTCGTGGCGGGCGCGCCGCCCCCGCCGAAGCGGCGCGACCTCAACGCGATCTGAAAAGAAAAAGCCCCGGCGAGGTAGGCGTCTCGTCGGGGCTCAAAACAACCATCGTCGGGAGTGTGCCGCGTGCTCTCAGGCGCTGCACGGGAGACATAGTATGACGAGCACCAGCAGCGGGTCAACCCGCGTTTTCTACAGCCGCGGCGCGGCTACCACCGACTCGTCGCCAGAGCAGCGGCAGGCGACGAGCTTCGATCAGTTCCTCCTGCAGCTGCACCACGACCGCGTCCAGGCGACGGGCAAGGCGGCGAAGGGGCGGCAGTACATCTGCGCGCCGATGGCCGTCGCGCCCAATGACGAATGGCACCGGCGCGGCACCAAGGCCGGGTACATCGGCCGCCACCACCGCTGCAAGCGCTGCGCCGGGGAGCGAAACTGGCTGGGCCTCGACGTCGACGCGGGGCTGCCCGCGGGCGAGTGGCGCGACGCGCTCACGTCGGCCTGCGGCGACATGGACGTGCTCATCTACACCACGGCCAGCCACACCGAGGAGGTGCCCCGCGTCCGCATCATCGCCGCCCTCGACCGCGCGGTGGATCGCGAGCAGGGGCTCGCCGCGTCGGCCGCGCTGCGCAAGCGCATCGACGACCGGCTGCAGGACCAGTTCTACACCCCGCTGGGCTGGGACGCCGCATGCGACCGCGCAGAGCAGCCCCTCTACTTGCCGCCGATGGACTACGTCGGCGTGCGTCTACGAGGCAAGCCGCTGAACGCGGACGCCCTGGTCGACGAGGGCCGCCACATCCTCGGCCGATCGCCGCCAGCAGACGATGAGACGCCGGAGGAGCACGAGGCCGCGCGCATCATGGCCGAGACCAAGGAAACGCCGGGTGCACTCCATCTGCTGGAGGTCGTCGCCAAGCGTGTCCGCGAGGCGCCCGAGGGCCAGCGCAACGCGACCCTGTTCGGCGCCGCGGCCGACGCGGCGAAGTGCGACCGGCTCTCCGACGACCGGATCCTCGAAGTGCTGGAGGTGGCAGCCATCGAGGCTGGCATGGACCCGAACGAGGTCGAGAAGACGGTGCGCAGCGGCATCGACACCGGGCGCGACCAGCCGCGCGTGCTGGCGGTCGAGGATGAGTTCGAGCCCGTCACCCCGGAGCTTGCAGCGCGCAAGGACGGCGGCTTCGACCGGCGCGAGATCCGACTGCGCCCTGGTGAGGCTGAGTCGACGATCAGGCAATGCGAGGAGGCGCTCATCGAAGCCCAGGCGCCGCTCTACATGCGCGGCGACCTGCTGACCCGCGCCCGCCCCGTGTCGCATGCCGAGTCGATCGACCCCGAGGCCTCGATCCGGCGCCCGGCCGGCGCGGTGATCCTCTCCCCGGTCAGGATCGTGGACCTGCAGATAGACCTCGAACGCGCGGCGATGTTCTTCGAGCCCCGCTCGCTCAAGGGGGTGGTGACGTGGCGCCGCGTCGACGCGCCGGAGGACGTCGCCGCGAAGGTGATCGCCTCCCCTTGCCATCGGCTGCTGCCGTCGCTGCGCGGGATCACCCAGGCGCCCGCCCTGCGGCGCGATGGCAGCGTCGCGGCGACGCCCGGCTACGATGCGCGCACCGCGCTCCTCGTAGCGCTCTCATCGTCATGGCCCGAGCTGCCCGAGCCGACCCAGGACAACGCAGAGCGTGCGCTGGGCTCGCTGCGCAGGCTGCTGGGCACGTTCCCCTTCGCCACGCTGGCGGACGAGTCGGTGGCCCTGGCGGCGATGCTCTCGGGCGTGCTGCGCCCGGTACTCGACGCGGCGCCGATGATCCTGTTCAGCGCCCCCACGCCCGGCACCGGCAAGTCGCTGCTGGCGCACATCGTCGCGGCCCTGGCCACCGGCCAGAACGCCCGGGTGATGTCGTGGTCGTCGGACCCGGCCGAGAACCCCAAGTCGCTGACCGGCGCGCTCATCGCCGGCGACCCGGTGATCGTCATCGACAACCTGAGCAGCGGGCTGCAGTCGGACTTCCTGTGCTCGATGCTGACCGAGCCCGAGATGTCGCTGCGGGTGCTGGGCCGGACCGGCCAGAACCGCGTCCCTTGCCGCGCGCTGGTGCTGGGCACAGGCAACAACGCATCAGTGCTGGGCGACCTCAACCGGCGCGTGTTGGTGTCCACCCTCGACGCCGGCGTGGAGCGCCCGGAGCTCCGGCAGTTCAGCAACCGGCCAGTGGACGACGCGCTGCGCGATCGCGAGGCCCTGGTCAACGGCGTGCTGACGATGGTGCGGGCGCGGATGCTCGAAGGCCCGGCGCGCGGCCCGCTGTGGTCGTCGTACGGGGACTGGTGCTGGCTGGTGCGCGACACCCTCATCTGGCTGGGCATGCCGGACCCCATCGAGGTGGTGCAGGACCAAGTCAATCTGGACCCCGAGAGGCAGCTCCTGGCGGACTTCCTGTCGGGCTGGCATGGGGTGGTGGGGGATGCGGCGGTGACGACGAACGAGCTACTGAAGCGGGCGACGGAAAGCCAATTCGTTTCACCGGAAACTAATTTCGATGTTGCGCACGGGGCTGCGGAGGGGGAGTTGAGTCCTGCCGATCTGCTACTGGAGTCGCTGCGAGCGATCGGTCGGGGCCGCATGCCGGACGCAAAAGTGCTCGGTTTATGGCTGAGGTCGAAGCGCAACCGGCCGGCAGGGAACCTAAGATTAGTCGGCGTCAACACAGGAACTGGAAAAAGAGGGACGTGGCGGGTGCTCAAGAGTTAAAAAGAAGTTAAAAACGACAACATAGCCAACATAAACAACATAGCTGGTAGTTTCGTACGCGAGAGATCAAAATCTGGATTTTGGGTCGCGTAGTAAAAACAGTTAAAACATGTTGCGTATGTTGGTTATGTTGCAGATGCGAGCGGTTCTCATTTGGAGGGTTGTTGGCGGCGTGGGGTGGAGGGGGCGGGTTGGCGGCACGTTATGTCAACTCGCATCGAGAAAATCGCGGGAGCAACCAAGCACGGCGGAGGACGAACGATGAACAAGAGCAGCCTGATCGCGGCCCTGATGATGGCCTCCAGCGGCGCCCTGGGCTCGGTGGATACCCCATACGGATCCATCGGCCCCCGCGACGGCAAGGGCAGCGCCAAACGGGACACCGACAAAGCGCGGGCTAGGCGGAAGGAGGAGCGCAAGGGCCGGAAGGCCGCGCGGAAGTGAGCGCGGTGTGTTATGTCAACTCGACGACAGGAGCAAGTGCGATGACTGAAGGACGGAAGGACGATGCAGGCAAGCCGCGGCCGACGCTGGTGTTCGGCACGATGGCCCAGGCGCTGGCCGCGGTGGTGGAGGTGGCTGAGTACGGCGCCAGGAAGTACGGGCCGGACAACTGGCTACTGGTGCCGGACGGGATCCAGCGCTACAGCGACGCGTTGCTGCGTCACGGGTTGGCGTCGCTGCGCGGGGAGGCGCTGGACCCGGAGTCCGGGCTGCGCCACACCGCGCACATGGCGTGGTGCGCCCTGGCGGTGCTGGAGCTGCGGCTGCGCGAGGCGGCGCCGGTGTCGAAGCCTGCGCCGGGGAGTGAAACGCGGATGGCGGTGCGGTTCGGTACGGCGGTCGCGTTCAAGCGCTGGCCGCTGGAGGTAGCGCAGGCGGTCGAGCGCATCGAGAAAATTTCCGCAGCTGCGGAGCTGAAACGCCTCGGGCTGTTGCGGTTTGAACCTACGGTGGATGGCCTTTTGCGGGTATGCGTCGAGGAGGCGCGCTATGTCGTACGAGCGCGCCACCTCGCTCCCGGGACCCTGTCGTGGTGTGGGCTGGTCGACTGGCTGACGCGGACGCTGGTCAGCAAGCTGCAGGCCGAGCCGTACCGGGAGGTGGTCGAGCGCATCGAGAAAATCCCCGCAGCTGCGGAGCTGAAACGCCTCGGGCTGCTGCGGTTTGAGCCTGACGGGGACCGGGTGAGGGTACGCCTCGATGAGGCGGGCTACGAGGCGCGGTACCACGTCGCGCTCCGCGCCGGCAACCCAGATACGGTGTCGTTGGCTTGGCTGGCTGGCTGGTTCGAGTGGCATCTGGCGCAGAGGCAGAAGAGGCAGCCGCAGCCGCAGCCGCAGCCGCAGCCGCAGCCGCAGCCGCAGCCGCAGCCGCAGCCGCAGCCGCAGCCGCAGCACGTCATCGACGAGTTGAGCAAGCTGCCCGCGGTGCGTGAGTTGCAGGCGGCCGGGCTGATCAGGTTCCAGTGGGCCCACGGGGATAGGGATAGCCTGACGGCGCAGGTCGGGGCTCAGGTCTTCCCCATCACGACCGCGTACAGTAAGCCGGCGTTTGAGCGCTGGGTGGAATCGCTCCGCCCATCGCGCAAGCTGCAGGCCGACGCGGAGGAGACCCTGGCCAAGCTGGTCAACCCGGGGAGCTTGGCTGCGCAGGCGCTGGACGTCGGGCTGATGCGGGTGCGCTACCGCTGGTCGAGCAAGCAGCCGGCGGTCTACGTCGAGCTGCACAGCAGTCTCGTGGTCGCCGCGGCGACCAAGGCGAAGGTGACCGGCGACGGGGTGCCGATGGCGGTCTCTCAGGCGTTTGAGGACTTCTGCAAGCTGCCCAACATCCACACCATCGTCGAGAGCCTGCTGCGGGAGGTCGGCAAGGCATGATCCGCATCGGCTACGGGCTGCTGCGCGTCGACAACCGGCAGCCCATCGGCATCTGGCCCCTGCCACTGGACGAGTGCACCAAGCGCAAGCGGAGGTACGAGGCCACCACGCCCTTCGAGTACAGCATCGTGCCGGTGTACTATGGCGACCCCGTGGCGAACGAAAAACCCCAGACGTTCGCAGGGAGGGCGAAGTAGCAATGGCCGACGCGGACTGGCGCTACACCATCGAGGGCGAGAAGCTGACGGCTGCGGAGGTGGTCGCGCGAGTCCTCGCCGACCACCCCAAGCTGAAGGCCGACACGATCCGCAAACGGCTCAAGGCAGGCGTCCGGACGTGGCGCCTGCTTTGCCAGAGTGCCGCGGCCGGGCTCAAGGCGCGGCGGGATGAGATCCGGCGATCGATCGCCGGCGTATACCGGAGGTGAGTGATGGGGCTTAGAGGAAATTGGCCGGCGGGTCCGCCGCCGTCGCCGTACGGCGCGCGCGGCGAGCCGATGACGATGGAGCAGGCACTATCGGCGCTGGAAATGGCGGCAGCCCGGTGGACGCCGCATGGCGGCCCCTGGCTGCAAGTGCCCGGGGAGGCGCTGGTGTTGGTGCTGCGGGAGGTCAAGGCGTCAGTGCAAGCGGGCGCCGAGCTCCAGCGCAAGGCCGCGGAGCGTGATGCCCTGGTGTCGCTGCTGCAGGACGTCGTCAAGGCGGTGCCGCGATGAACGCGCATGAGCAGGAGCTGATCGGTGACGCCATCGCCGCGGAGAACGTGCGGCTGTTGCTGGCTGGCAAGCTCAAGGGGAGGCCGGAGCCAGGGACGTTGGCGCGCAGTGTGCAGATGCTGATCCAGTCGCTGCTGCTGGATCCGGAGCCCACCCGAGGTACGGGGGAGACGTCGCGCCAGATGGTCAACGCGCCGAAAGGTGCGCTGTTCGTGTGGGACAAAGCGGACCTGCGATACCCCTGCGACTTGGCGATCCGCCTGGGGCGGGGCGATCTGCGCATCATCGCGAAGGCGGATCTGATCCAGCACCTGCGCGGACGCGTCAGCGTTGCCACGGAGGTGGATCATGCAACGCAGCTGACCGACGAACAGTGGAACGCGGTTAAGCTGGCTCGGCGCGGGCTACTCATTTAACGAGTATTGTCTGGCAAGCACCGCTAGCGGATGATGCATCTACCCCGACGCGGGGCGCGAACCCTCCGGGGCTCCCGCCAACGCCCCGCGAAGGGGCCAGTTCAATGTCGCGCTGGTTGCACCCCGAGCCTCCCCCGCTCGGGGGCGGTTCACCCCAACCAGCGTGACGCCAGTTGCAAAAGCGGTGCTGAAAGGGTTCGGTTACTCCGTGATAGGGACTGACCACCGACCCCGCTCGTTGCCCGCTGCAGGTTCAAAGGGTGCTGATAGGTTTCGGGTACTTCGCCTTCCGAGCAGGTGACGCGGGTTCGAATCCCGCCGGAGTGCAAGCTCTGTCGTCTAGCGGATAGGACACCTAACGTTCCGGACCGACCGTTGCCCCTTCAGTTTCAAGCGGTGCTGACAGGAACCACTACTTCGACTGCAAGCTCTAGGTCGCCGGTTCGAGTCCGGCTCGGCGCCCATTCAACGGCGCCGATAGCTCAGTTGGGAGAGCGGGGGCCACCTGAAGGGTTCCACTCGTAGCCCGCCCTACACACCCGGTGACGGCAAGTCGCCGTCGCCCCGTGGCAACCCCGGAGGTGTGACATGCAGAGCAACACCCGCCGCAAGCCGGCCGACCCGATCTTCACCCACGAGGGCGCACGGGCCGCCCACATCACCCCGCTCCAGCAGCTCCGCCGCTCAGTGCTCGCGTGCCTCCTCTGGGAGCACTCGTTCTACGAGAGCGGGCAGGGCATCGCCGAGCGCGTCAAGTCGCTGACCCGGGAGGTGGTCACGCGTAGCGGCAAGGGGTCCGCGGCCGTCGCCTCGCTGGCCGTCGAGGCGCGCACCCAGCACCACCTACGCCACGTCCCGCTGCTGCTCATCCGCGAGCTGGCACGGCACGGCGGCGGGCTAGTCAGCAGCGCACTCAACCAGACCATCCAGCGCGCCGACGAGCTCGCCGAGTTCCTAGCGATCTACTGGGCCGACGGGCGCACCCCGATCAGCAAGCAGGTCCGCAAGGGGCTGGCGCTCGCGTTCCGCAAGTTCGACGCGTACCAGCTCGCGAAGTACAACCGCGACAAGGCGATCACCCTGCGCGACGTCATGTTCCTCGTGCACCCGCAGCCTCTCGACGAGGCCCAGGCCGCCGTGTGGGCGAAGCTGGCCAACAACGAGCTGGAGGCGCCTGATACGTGGGAGGTGGCCCTGTCCGCCGGTGCCGACAAGCGTGCGGCGTTCACCCGCCTGCTGCTGGAGGACAAGCTCGGCTATCTCGCCCTGCTGCGGAACCTGCGCAACATGGACGAGGCCGGCGTCGACCCGGAGCTGATCCAGCGCGCGATCCTGGCGCGCAAGGGCGCAGGCAACGTGCTGCCGTTCCGCTACATCGCGGCGGTGCGCGCGGCACCCCGGTTCTCCATGCAGCTCGACGCGGCGCTGAAGGCGTGCATCGATGGCAGCCCGAAGCTGCCGGGGCAGACCGCGGTGCTGGTGGACGTGTCGGGCTCGATGGGTGAGAAGCTGTCCGCGAAGTCGGATCTTCGTCGCATTGACGCGGCGGCTGCGCTGGCGTCGGTGATCAACGGCGACAGCGTCCGGACGTTCGTGTTCAACACCGCGGCGTGGGAGCTCGCGACATACCGCGGGTTGGCCGGCGTCGAGAACATCGTGCGTATGTGCCGTGGCGGCACTGACCTCGCGACCGGGTTGGCGCTGACCAACCGGGTCCGGTACGACCGGCTGATCGTCATCACCGACGAGCAGTCGCGGACGACGGCGACGCCGCAGCCGTGCGTGCCCGGCGTCCGGCACTACCTGATCAACGTCGGCGTCGAGAAGAACGGGATCGGCTACGGGAACCTGTGGACGCACCTCGACGGGTTCAGCGAGTCGATCTTGCGTTGGATCGCGGCGTCGGAGGCGGAGCAGGAGCAGGAGCAGGAGCAGGAGCAGGAGCAGGAGCGATGGTAGGCCGGGTCCTAGTCCCTGCCCTCATGGCTGCGGTATGCGGCGGGTGCGTTGGCGCCGGGTTGGTCGAAGGAGCTCCGGCGGCCATCGTTCTCGGCATCATCGGGGTGGTGGTCAACACCGCCTCGGTTGTCTGGGCGCATCAGGTTCTCGTGGCCACCGCGATCCACGAGACCCTGTTGGGGCGTCGGGCGCCTTGATCTTCGGCAGCGGCGGAACCTACGATGGTGCGGCCAACACCATCGAGGTTCCGCCGTCATGCTGCGACTCGCCCTGATCATGCTGCTCTTCGCCTGCAGTCTGCAGGCGGCTCCGCTCCCCTCCGCCATCACCGGCAGCTACCTGACTCCCGAGAGGGCGTGTCGCCTGGAGCTCTACCGGGCGGCGTCCCCGCAGTGGACGTACGTCGATCTCCAGTGCCTGCGCTTCGCTGACGGGCTCCAGACGTCGATGCTCTCGCAGGTGTTCACTCCGGGGCAGTGCCCGGACGGTACGTACCTCGCCTTCTCCTTCGACCCACGGCTGCAGACCGGAGCACCCAAGGCCGCCCAGGCGCTCTCGGGCGTCTGGTACATGGGCGCCGCCGGCTGGCAGCCGTTGACCACCTCGCTCGGCGAGTACTTCTCGATTCGGGCCTTCACCTCCGCCCAGCTATCGGTCCTCGTCGGGTTCGACCCGACAGCGCTGATCAACGGCGTCGGTACGCCTCAGACCTGGGTTCGGCTGCCGCAGCACGACTTCGCCAGTCGCGCTCCGTACGCCTGCAACGCAGCGCCCACCGTTCGCTTCCGCGTCTTCGGACGGTGATCGCATGGGGCGCCGCATGATCTACACAGGCAGAGTGACGCAAGCCGGGGCGATCCCGCACGGGCACATGCTGGACATCGCCATCGCGGGGGTGGCCATGGCGGCCACCGGCACCATCATCGCGCCGGCCGACTACCGCGCCTTCGGGGTGGCGGCGATCGGCTCGATCATCGGGGGGTTGATTGCCGCGCGGGTGTTCCGCGGTCAGGGCGATGAGCCGCTCGAAACGATGTGGGGCATCTCCACCCTGGCTGGCGTTGCGTTCTCGCCCGCCCTCTTCGACTACCTCTCGATCCCCGTCTACGACGCCGCCGGCCAGCTGATCCGCGCCGAGGTCATCCCGCGCAGCGTGTCGTTCATGCTGGCACTGTCGACCGCGGTGGCGGCTTTCTCATGGGGCTCGCTCAAGGCCATCAACGCGGCGTGGACGCGGCACATCAAGGCCGCGCTGGAGCGCATCTTCGGCAAGGGGAAGGGTTCATGAATCGCATCACCGCGGCGCAGCTGGCGGCTGCGGTCGGCATGGGGGAGGAGGCCGCCGCGCTCTGGCTGGCGCCGGTCAACGAGGCGGGGCAGGACTGTGCGCTCAACACGCCGGCGCGCTGGGCGCTGTGGCTGGCGCAGTGCGGCCACGAGTCGCAGAGCTTCCGCAAGCTGGGCGAGTCGTTCGACTACAGCCCGCAGCGCCTGCTGGCGGTCTTCCCGCGGTACTTCACCGCGGAGCTGGCCGAGCGCCTTGGCCGGACGGCGAAGCAGGCGGCGAAGCAGCCGGAGATCGCCGAGGTCGTCTACGCCGGGCGCATGGGTAACCGCCCAGGGTCCGGCGACGCCTGGGCGTACCGGGGCGGCGGGCTGCCGCAGCTGACCGGGCTCAACAACTACACCGCCGCCGGCAAGCACCTCGGGCTGGACCTGCTGGCCGAGCCCGACCTGATCCGCACCAACCGGCGCTACGCCGCCAAGGTGACGTCCTACGTCTGGGACGTGCACGGGCTCAACAAGTACGCCGACAAGGGCGACCTGCTCGGGGCCTCCCAGGCGATCAACGGGAGCAAGAAACCCAATGGGATGGAAGACCGCACCGTCCGGCACAACCGCGCACTGGCAGTCCTTGGCATCTCCGCGGCGGCCGAGCTCGAGCGCATCCTGGGGAGGCGGATCTCGTGATCAAGTGGATCCTCCAGACCCTCGCCGTGCTGGCTTTGGTCGGATCGATCTTTGGCGCGGGCGTGTACGTCGGCGAGCTTCGGGTCAGAAGTGACGTCAAGGACACTGCGCTCGCGACGCAGGGGGAGGTCATCGCCACGCTGCGCGATGAGGTCAAAAGCAGCTACGCCCGCGGGGCGGAGGATGCCGCACGCGAGGCGGCGCTGAAGGCAGACCAGTTGGCGATGCAGGAGTGGCTCAAGGCGAACGCCGCGCGCCGCGTGGACATTGGTGCGGAGCTTCGGAGGGCGATCGATGCGATGGATCTCAGTCTGTGCACTCTCAGTGATGATGTGCAGCGCGTGCGTCAGCGGGCCGTCCAAGAAGTCATCGACGCTTCCCGACCCTCAGCCGGTCAAGGTGGTCCGTGAATACGTCCGGGTGAGCTGCGAGGCTCCCGAGCCGCCACTGCCGGAGCCCCCTACCGCAAAAGTCTGCGGGGATGCCATGATCGAAGACGTCTCTGGTCAAACCGGCCCTTGGGCCGAGCTGATGCGGATGTACGTATCGCTGCGCGAGTGCGTGCGGCGCCATCAAGAGAAGGCGGATAAACCATGATCGCATGGCTGAAGAAGATGTTCGGACGCGGGTCGAAGACCGACCTGCTGATCCGTGCGTTGCCCAACCCCCCGCGGATCAAGGCGAGCGCGCTGGCCTGGGCGGAGGCGATCAACGAGGCCGGCGACGCGGCGGCTCGTTGGGAGCCGCAGGATTCGGTCTTGCTCGACTCCCTTCGGCAGCTGGCCGATGCGGCCGACCTGTTCGGTCCGATGATCGACGGGGTGGTCGGCGCAGACAAGCGCGCGGCGCTGGTCACCCAGCTGCGCGTGGTCGCCGCCGGTGTCGGCGTGGCCGACGAGGCCTTCGATGCGTTCTGGCTGACCAAGGGCGACCGGATCCTCGAAACCTACATCGCCAAGCTCCGCGCCTTGGGGGTGTGATGTGTTCATGCGGCCGATCGGGCTGACGCAGGGGCTGGCGGACGGGCTGGCGACCGGGTTGGCGTCAGGGCTGGCGCCCAGGCGGGGTGGATCGAGCGAAGAAGGGTGGCAATGGCCCGACGGCACGGACGTTTTGTGGCCGGACGGAACTCAGGTGTTGACGGAGACAGAGGCGGAGACGTGAAATGACACGCAGGATTTTGGTTGGAATCGCAGGACTCATCGTCTGCGCCGCAGCTTACGCGGCAGGGACTTCCATCTGGAATGCGTCTCCGCGCGGGACTGTTTCGGGGACCGACCGCATTCCCGTCGCGACAAGCGGAAGCAGCGGTCCGCTGTATGTCACGCCAGCAACGGTCAAGGCGTACACGTTCACCCCTCCGATTTCCGCGCAGGTCGCGGATAGCACATCAGCAGGGGGAAACGCGCGCGGAGAGAATGCCATTGACTGGCAGACGTCGCGGAGCGACGCAGATGACGTCGCATCAGGCGCCGAGTCTGTCCTGGCCGGGGGCGCCAGCAACACTGCATCAGGGGCTCTGGCAATAGTCGGGGGAGGGGAAAGCAACACTGCATCTGGCGATCTTGCGGCCGTAATCTACGGTACAGGAAACACCGCTAGCCAACTTTCCTCAATGGCCGGAGGAACGCAATCATCGGCAACTGCACAGCTCGCAATTGCCCTTGGGAACTATGCGACTGCAAACGCCGATTACGCATTCGTGCATGGGAACGAAGCATCGTCAAGCGGCATGGTATCGGCTTACGTTCACGGCGGATATGGATTTACCGGTGTCTACGCGCACAGGCCGAAGTTTGTGCGCGTTCCGCTACTTGGAGAAGGCTCCGCTGATACTCAGATCCTTTTGGTGCATGACACGGAGTCAGGAACCGGGTTCATACTCCCATCGACAGACCGAAATCTCATCGGGGTCATCAACGCAGTAGTTACCGTGGCGAGTACCGACAACTCCTACGTAATATCATGGGAGGTGAAAGCGACGTACAAACACGACGGAGACTCCGCAACGCCGCCCGTATTCATCGGGGCCCCCGACGTGGTGAAGATGGAGGGCAACTTCCCTGTCACGGACCCGACGCTTGATGTAGATGCTGGTTCGGATGCCAGAATCGAGTTCAAGGTGACAGGCGCGGATGGATCGGGCGGATCGTATGGCGGCGACATAATCGCAGTTGCGTTTGTCTCGGCGTATCAATCGGATTATTTCGAGGACTGAAAATGAAACTCCTGATCGCGCCAACAACCGTTGCGGTGAACGTCCCCGTCGTACTGGATCTTCAGGAGTCCAGCGGTGTAACTGTCAAGGCCGCACTCTCTGCCTCCGAGTTTGTTGAAGTAAAGGTCCTGATCGGGGGCGATTTGCGGCACTACGCGACAATCACTGTCGACAAGCCTCTTGCGACGCTTCCGGGCGGTGAGATCTACGCGGTCACGAAGTCCGCGACGAGTCTCGACGTCGGCGTGTTCCTTTCACCCGCATCGCATGTACCTCAGCAGCAAGCCGGCGAAAACGCTGTTCTTTGGCCCGAGCGGTAGCACCCGAGCGCTCGACACCCGAAACCCGATCAGGAGTGACCCATGGGCCAGATCACGCTACTCAACCCGACGGTGGAAGATGCTGCCGCAGTCATCGCAGACGCGACGCGCTATCAGTTTGTCACCGTCAGCGCCAACAACCTCGCAGGCGCCGAGGCGGTCACCGTCAAGATGATCTCTGGCGGCACCGCCGTTACGGTGGCCGACCCGGCCACCGGAACCGCGATCACGCTGACCGTCGGGGTGCCCGCGGTCCAGCTGGCGGGCGGGGTGGTCTACCTGCTCGACAAGCCGGCGGCGACCGCGGCCAACGCCTGCGGCCTGTACATGGATACGGGCCCCGCGATCAACTCGTGATCTGATGGCCCTCCTCGACAACATCCAGTTGTCCGATGAGCTGACGGCCGAGATCTGCGAATGGCTGGTCTCGGGGCAGCCGCTGGCCGAGTATTGCTCGATGCCGGGCAAACCGTCGCTCGGGCAGGTCAGTCGATGGCGGTTCGACAACGACGTCTTCGCCAAGCGCTTCGCCCAGGCGCGCGACATCGGCTTCGACTCGATGGCCGAGCGCCTGCGCACGACGGTCCGCGGCGGGGCCGGGTCGAGCCAGGACTGGAAGCGCGATCGGCTGATCGCGGAGACGGAGCTGAAGCTGCTGGCGGCCTGGGCGCCGAAGCGCTATGGCGCACGCATCGAGGCCGAACAGAGCCTGGGCAACATGGACGTCAGCGAGCTGGGCGCGCGCGTGACCATGCTGCTGGACAAGGCGCTGCAGGCGCTGGCCGGCGCGCCACCATCCAATGCCTCCCACATGGAGTCGCCGATGCCGGCGAAGCCGACCGCCAAGCTGCCGACGGACGCCAACTTCCTCACCGACCACCAGCGCGAGGTGCTCGCGCGGACGCCGCCGGTGCGCGGCGGTAAGGCTGTAGCCCGGGGGCGCGTGAAGGAGACCAAGGCCGCAGCCCAGGCCGCGCTGGACGAATCGAAGACGCCGCCAGCGGAGGACGCGGAGGACCGCTGGTGAGCTTGCAGGTGGTCGAGCGGTTCCGGTCTCTCCCTGCCGACATCCGCGCCGCTGCCCTCAGGCAGCTGGACGACGATGAGCGGGCCGAGCTTCTGTTCGCCTTGGACGCGATCAGCTACACCTACGACCGCACGCTGATCCAGCGCATGTACCCGGCCTCCGGGCCCTTCTCGCGCGACAAGTACCTCAAGCAGCTGGAGTTCTACGAGCTCGGGGCGACGTACCAGTTCCGCGCACTGCTGGGCGGCAATGGCGCCGGCAAGACGATCTGCGGCGGGGTGGAGCTGGTCTACCACGCGACCGGGGAATACCCGGACTGGTGGGTCGGCCATCGCTTCGACCATCCCGTTCGGGCGTGGGTGGCAGGCGACACGATCAACACCGTGCGCGACATCATTCAGCCGAAGCTGATGGGGGAGGATGGGCTGCAGGGCACGGGGCTATTTCCAGCCAAGTCCATCTTCAAGGTCGTCTATCGGCAGAATACCAACGGCGGCTTGGACTGGATTTTGGTGCGGCACAAGACCGGCGGGCTGTCGAAAATCATTTTCAAGTCGTACGATCAGGGCCGAAAGACGTTTCAGGGCGCCGAACCGCACTTCATTTGGCTCGATGAAGAGTGCCCGATGGACATTTACAACGAATGCGTCCATCGATTCCGCGGTTCGGCCCGCGAAGGTCGTCTGATTCTCACTTTCACGCCTCTGAAAGGTGTCACCGATGTCGTAAAACTGTTCGTACCTCAATTTTCAGGCTCCGCATCGCGCTCGGACAGCGCAGAAGCGAGTCGGACCTACGTTTTGTGCGGTTGGGAGGACATTCCGCACCTTTCGGAGGCCGAAAAGCGCATAAAACTGGCCAATACCATGCCCTACGAGCGCGAAGCGCGCATGCGGGGCATTCCATCAGTCGGTCGCGGGAGGATTTTCACCGTGGAGGAGGAGTTTTTCGTCGTTCGCCCGTTCCAAATCCCGCCGAGCTGGCCGATCATTTACGGCGCGGACTTCGGTTTCGGTGCAGATGGGGACGAAACCACCGGCACCGCGGCTGTTTGGGGCGCGTGGGATACGTCTTCGGACACCTGCTACCTCACCGACGAGTATTTCCGCCATCAAGCCCCGCCGGCGGTCCATGCGGCGGCTATCAAGGCCAAGGGCGAGTGGATCCAGGGCGTCGGCGACTATTCCGGCAAGTCGATGGAGGGAGTGAAGACCATCGACCTCTATCGCCAGCTCGGGCTGAAGATCGTCAACGCCGACAAGTCGGTCTACGCCGGCCTGCAGCTGATGACCCAGATGCTCAACGAGGGCCGCCTGCGCGTGTTCTCCACTTGCCAGAAGTGGCTGGAGGAATACAGGCTCTATTCGTTCAACGAGAAGCAGGAAGTCATCAAGCAGCGAGATCACTTGATGGACGCCACGCGATACCTCCTGATGGCCGACCGTCAGCGAGCCACCACCCGACCCATCCCGAGGGGCCGCGCGAAGATGTCGCCGGAGACCTTCGGGCTCTACAGAAGGACTATGTGAGATGGGATCCCCGATCAGCTTCCTCCGCACTTTCCCGCCCGCCCAGCAGAAAGAGCTGGCCGCCGCCCTCAAGCTCTGCCGTCGTCGCATCGATCAGAACCTGTCCGCCGTCGCAGTGGGCCCGAGTAGCACGACCGCGACCGAGATCGCCGGGTTGACCGTGCCCGCCAACGAACTGGGGGAGGGCTCGGTGGTGCACCTGCGCGTCACCGGCACCATCACCAACAACACCGGCGCTTCGACCAACTGCACCGTCCGCTTCCTGCTGGAAGACAACGGGCTGGACCTGCACGACGACATCACCCTGGTGGTCGGCGATGACAGCGCCGGAGCGGAGTCGCAGGCCTTCACCTACGACGCGCGCATCTACTGGGTCAGCCCGACGACGGTCAAAGTCGAGGGCCTGCTGTGCATCAGCAAGGACGACCAGACCGAGGCAACCGTGGGTACGGGGGCGTTCACTGCGACCGCCGAGGCGGTCCTCCCGTTCGTGGGGTCTTCCTCGTCGGCCCAGATCGCCGGCGACCACAAGTACACGCTGACCGCCACGCTCGGGCTCAGTGACGCAGCGTTCAGCCTGAGCAAGGCGACGGCGGCCATCTGGGTCGAGTAACCCGTGGATTCCATCGTCATCGCGGAAGTCGAAGAGATCGATCCGGCGGAGGAGATCCGCCGGATCGCCATGCTTCCGGACGCGGAGCTGGAGGCGCTCGCCCCCATGCTCTCGCCGGAGTTACTCCAGATGGCGATGGAGCTCCGTGACGAACTGAAGGCCAAGCGGCTGCAGTCGCTGCGCGACTTGGTCAAGCGGCTCGAAGACGAGAAGCTCGCGCCGATTATCCGGGCCAAGCGCCCCATCGAGGCCCGCTGGGCCGAAGACGATCGGCAGTATTACGGCTTCGATCGACGGCCCGAGAAGAAAGCCGATCGCCAGGGTGTGCCGGCTGAGTCCGGCAGCGACGAGGAGGCGGTTCCGCCGGCCCTCAACTTGACGGCGCCGCGCACCAACACATGGACCGCACGCATCGTCAACATGACCTGCCCGGGGTCTGCGCTGCCGGGCGAGATCGTCCCCACCCCCGATCCGACGCTGCCGCAGGCGTCGGCTGCGCCTGTTCAAGGGGGCGAGTTCAACTCACCCCCTTCGATGCCAGGGCAGACGGCGCCCCCGGTGCAGGACTCCGTCGAGCGGCGCGCGGCCGACGCGGCGTTCCGCATGAACCGCGTCATCAAGGACCAGTTCGCCGAGTGCAAGCTCCCGCGCGAGGTCCGCAAAGCGTCCGCGTTCCTGTGCCGGTGGGGTGTCGGCGTGCTCGCCGGCCCGTTCCAGATGCGCCCCAAGCGCGTGCGGTTCCGCCAGCTATCGGGCCCGGACGGGCAGCCGATCTACGCGCCGGTGCTGGCGACCGAGGTCAAGCCGATCTGGCGTCACGTCAACCCGCGGCACTTCTTCCCCGAGATGGTTTCGGATGTCTCAGACGCCTCGTACGCGTTCGAGTTGATGCTGCTGACCCAGCGCGAGCTGGCGGACCTGCGCGACACCCCGGGGTTCGAGGCCTTTCGCGAAGGATTCGATAAGCTGCTGGCGAAGGAATACCAGCCGGCGGTGCGGGGCGAGATCGCCTCCAGCCTCACCCAGTGGAACAGCACCAGCCCATGCAAGGAGGCGACCGAAAATCGGCTCGCCGTCTGGCGTTTCTTCGGCTACCTCGACCAGAAGGACATGGAGGTCTGCGGCTGCGATCTCGACGGCTACAACGCCGTTCCGGACACACCGCCACCGCTGGTCGAGCTGTGGTTCTGCGACGGCGAAATGCTGCGCGCGGACACGATGATCCCCGAGGGCACGGCGCGGCTGCCGTATTACGTCACTTCGCTGTTTCCGGTGGACGACACCATGTTCGGCGGCGGTATTCCGTACGCCGGCCGGGATGCCCAGGCGTCGATCAATGCACTGTGGCGCGCGGCGCAGCACAACGCCGTCGTCACCGCAGGTCCGCAGATCGGCTATCAGGACGGTGTCGCCGAGCCGACCGATGGCGACTATCGCATCCGCGGCCCGAAGTCGTGGCGCATCCTCGATCCCGCCAAAACCATCAACGACGTCTTGTCGACGCTGGTCATCGGCAACAACGCCGAGCAGTACGTCCAGCTGCTGCAGCTGCGCATGCAGATGTTCGACGAGGAGATCAATCTCCCGCTGATCGCGCAGGGCCAGCCGGATGCAGCCACGCCGACGTCCAGCGGGCTCACGATGCAGATGCGCGCGGCCTCGGTCGCCATTCTGAACGTGGGGCAGAACTGCGAAGACGGGTGGGTCACCCCGCTCTTCGAGTCCGCCTACCACCACAACATGGTTCACCACCCGGATCCGAGCATCAAGGGCGACTTCGACTGCGTGTCGAAGCTCGTCAGCGACAGCGTGATGCGCGAGATCAAGGCGCAGAACCTGCTGGTGCTGGCCAACATGCGCAAGGAGGATCCGGACCTCAACGCCCGGATCAACCCCGACACGTTCTACCCGCGCCTGACCACGGCGCTGGAGCAGGACGCGGACCTGTTCCTGACCGAGACCCAGCTGCGCGAGAAGCAGAAGAACACGCCGCCGCCTCCGCCGGACCCGAAGATCCTGGCCATCGAGGCGCAGCAGAAGCAGTTTGAGCTCGAGATGCAGTGGCGCCAGATGGACCGCCAGCTCGACCATCAGGAGCGAATGCGCGAACTGGACATCCGCGATCGCGAAGCCGAGTCGCGCGATCGCGTCGCCATGCTGGCGCTGCAGGCGAAGGTGGCCGACCTGGCGGACAAGCATCAGATCACAGTTACCGAAATGCAGCAGCGCCTGGGCCTGGAGATGGAGCGCGAAGCGACCAAACGCGCCCAGATCGCGTCGGCCGAAGCAGCCAAGGACCGCGATCTGGGGGTCAAGGCGCGCATCAAAGCCGAAGAGCTGGCCCAGCGCGACGCCGAGAACCAGCTTGAGGTGGAGGTCGAGGCGCCAAGTCCGAGGATCGCATGAAGGATCGAATCGACCCCCTGTCGCAAGACTGGCGGCTGGTTGCAGAGCACCTGCAGCAGCGCCTGGAGAAAGACCGCAAGGCGCTGGAAACAGCGCAAGAAAAGAGCGTCATCGCCCTACAGGCCCGCATCGCCTTGCTGCGGGAGCTGCTGGACCTCCCCCGTATGAGTCGACCGGCGCCGACGGCTCCGCTTGGCTTTGAGAGTACATACAATGGCTGACCAAGACGACGACCTGCTGGAACAAGTAGCCCGCCAACTCGAAGCCCGCAAGGGTAGCCCACTGGCGTCCTCCCGCCCGCCGGAGACGGATCCGCATGTGACCGGGGCAGGCGATCCGCCGGCCGAGCCCGCGGCGCCTGCAGCGCCTGCAGCGCCCGCGGC